CCTAATCACTTGAAAGGAACCCTCAATGATCCCGATCTTCCCTGACCGCAACGTCGGTCCCGCTGCCTACAAAGCAATCGCCGAGCATGGCAAGCTGCTGGTCTCCAACGTCTTTTTTACTTTCCAAGGAGAAGGCCCCTACGCGGGCCAGCCCGCCGTATTCGTACGACTCTCGGGGTGCAACTTGGGGAGCAAGTCTGAGTGCCCGTGGTGCGATGCAGACTACCGCTTCGACAAGGGTGCCGTGTTCAGCGCCAGCAACCTCGCCGCACGGATCAGGTTTCACGACAAGGCCCGTCTCATCGTGCTCACAGGTGGCGAGCCACTGTTGCAGATGTCCTCCCTTGTCCCCGTCATGATCGAAGTGGAGAGGCTCAACCGTGCGAACTACACCTGGCAGTTTGAAACCAACGGGGTGCTTCTAGACCTGAGGATGATAGAGGATCTAGATGAGCTTGGCCTCGACTTCTTTTTCGTCATCAGCCCCAAGATCATAGGTGGCAAGTATCAACCCTTGCCCGATTTCCTAGAGGATTTCGTTGATAGGGTCGCATTGAAGTACATCGTAAGCGCGGACCCGGACAGCTCCTACCACAAGCTGCCTACCTACACCGTACCCCACAACACTCGCATCTACCTCAGCGGTCAGACGGAGTATGGTCCAGGAGATGTATTGTCAAGCCCCGGTCTTCCCGTGAGCCTCTTCCGTATGTCTGAGGAGGGAAGACAGCGCACATCGGAGAACTGGGCCTATGCTGCAAAGCTGGCGCTGGACAGGGGTTACCGCGTGAGCCTTCAAACGCATCTGCTCGCTGGGGTGGAGTAGTGAATCCAGCAATGAAGAGGCTGGAGGGTGCACACCTTCGTGCACTGCGGTGGATACGGGATGCGGACGGACCCGTAACCAAGCAAAGGTTCTTTCGCGTGCACAGTGCAGTAGGTCCCGTAGGAGTAGAGCACTTGTGGAACGTCATCCTCTACGCAGACTGGATTCACGTAGATGGCAAGGGCAAGGTCACTGTCACGCCTGAGGGTCGATCTAAGGTCACCCTCAACCTAAAGAGGAGAGCAAATGTCTGAGGGTCTTGCAGGATCACTCCAAGACAGCGTAGCGGTGCTCGCTGTGTTCAGCGACAAGAGCGCCCCCATCGTGAGGGCGAGCGTTGACGTGTCACTGTTCACCAGCCGCGTCTACCGCGACATCATCTCACGCGCCTACGCTTTTCTTGACACTTACAAGACGCCTCCCAAGGAGCACATTGCGGATGAACTAGAAGACCTGCTCACGAGGGGTGGGGAGCACGGCGAGCTGATGGGGGCGGTGCTCAAAGAGTTGAACAGCCTGTGGACCGATAAGGAACGGGGGTTCAATGAAGAATACGTGAGGGCCGACCTCGAGCGCTTCATTCGTCAGCAGTCGTTGAAGGTCGGGATCGTGGAAGCGCACGCATCCATCATGGCAGGAGACCTCGATGGTGCAGAGAAAGCGCTGTCCAACGCCATGCGGGCTCGCAGCGCCAACTTCACGCCAGGGATCACGTTGAAGGAGGCTGTCAATCTCTTGTCCTCCCCCGATGTGTTCCGGGACACTTTGATCCTAGGCATCAAGGAGCTAGACAGAAAACATCTCGGCCCTGCGAAAAAAGAGCTTCACCTCTTCATCGCACCTCCGAAGGGCGGGAAGAGCTGGTGGCTGACACACTGCACGAAGCAAGCGATCCGTGTCAACAGGTGGAGAGGGGTCTACGTCACCCTTGAGCTTTCCGATCCTCTCGTTGGAAGGCGAATGTTGCAATCGCTCTTCAGTCTCAAAACAAGTAACGACAAAGTAGTCACCCACCCGAAGTTTGTTTTTGACGACGAGACGCGGGCGCTAATCAGCATCGACACGGTGGAGTCCCCGAACGTTGCCAGCATCGAGGAGTCGGCTTCCGTTCCTCAGTATGCAAAAAAGGTGGACGAGCTTAGGATCAATGGTCGCCTGCTAATCAAAAGCTTCCCCACCGGAAGTCTGACTGTGCACGGGCTTGAGGCCTACCTCAACCTGTTGGACAATGTGCACAAGTTCGTACCAGACTTCGTGTGCCTGGACTACGCTGACCTGATGAAACTCGATTCCTCTAACTACCGTCTAGTTCTAGGTGAGCTTTACAAGGATCTGCGCGGGCTGGCGGTGGAAAGGAACTTCGCCCTCATTACCGCTTCCCAGTCAAACCGTGAGGGAGCGAGCGCCCGTTTGCTGAGAGCGACGAATGTGGCAGAGGACTATAGCAAGATCGGCACGGCAGATTGTGTGTTGACCTACAGTGCCACGGCGCAGGAAAGCCGCCGTGGGCTGGCACGCCTGTACGTGGCAGCGGGACGGGTGGCGGAGGACAAGTTCACTGTCGTCCTTGCCCAGTCCTATGCGAGTGGACAGTTCGCGTTGGCGTCCTTCGGGATGCAGCAAGAGTATTGGACCTTCGTGCCGAAAGAGGACGACGAAGAAGGGAGTGCTGACGAATGACAACCATAGGAGGAACTGAAAGTGAGAATAGAAAACTGGTCGATTGGATTCGCTCAACAGGACCCGTACAAGGCGCCTGAGCTGCATTCGCCACGCCTGAGCGGCAACGTGTATGGACACCCGAAGTTTGATGATGGAACGTTCATTACCACTTCTACGGTCACTGGAAACGGTGACGGTTGTCTCTTCACGCGAACAGGCTCACGCTACGATCTTGGTGACCCTCATCCAGACTACGAAGCAGCCTATCCAAACGCGAAGCAGCGCGCGTTGGCAAGACCCCCCGGTGCCGCGTTCAGGGCAAGCGTAAGTAGAGGCCATGGTGCCTAGATTTCAGCGTCCTCGCTACCAGCGCGCCCTGCTCGATCCAAAAGCAGTCAAAGCGTTCTACGAAAGAGAGCTGGACGACTGGACATGGATGAAGGAAGTCCCGCGTACGGAGCTTCTGCGCCTGTTGCCTAAGGGGTTCAAGTTCGTGACCGAGCCCCACACCCATCAACTCGTCTGCACGGTGCTAGGTATGAAAGTACCTCGCTTCCTCTTCTCCCTGGACATGGGCACAGGAAAGGCTTTGGCTGACTCTGAACTTGTCCTTACCCCGGAGGGATACACAAAGATCAGTGACCTCAAGAAGGGAGATTTCGTCAGCGGCTCGGACGGGAAACCAACACGTATCACGGGCGTGTTTCCACAAGGCACCAAGCAATTGTTTCGGGTCACCTTTAGTGATGGGTCTCACGTAGATTGCTGCGGAGATCACTTGTGGCAGGTGCGAACACCCACCATGAAACATTGTGGTAGAGGGTGGAAGGTAAAAACAACACTGGAGTTGAGGAATGGACCTTTGCGGGACCGGGCAGGTTGGAAGTGGTTCATTCCTATGTCTGCACCTGTAGAGTTTTTCGCACACCCAGAACCCCTCCCCCTCCACCCCTACGTGTTGGGTGTGGTACTAGGAAACGGAAGTGTCTCAGGAGCCAACTGTTCGATAACCCTAAACGCAGCGGATGTTGAGATTGCAGAGCGCTGTCAAGCATTGGCGCCCCCAGGAATTACCTTTTCCCTCTACCCGAGGAAAGATCGTGCCACCGCTCCCTGCTGGGGAATGCGCGGAGGGATGCGCAAACTACTTTCTCAACTGCACATCCAAGGGAACGTCAGCCGCGGAAAGGAGATACCAGAAGCCTACATGCGGGCTAGTGTGAATGAAAGGCGTGAGCTATTGGCAGGACTTCTTGACACTGACGGATGGGCAGTAGAGGCTAAGTACTTTGAATTTTGTTCCACTAGCGAGCGCCTCGCGCAACAAGTCCATTTTCTTGTCCAATCGCTAGGGGGGTCTTCTAAGTGGATGGTTAGCGAAAACCAGTTTGGGTTCTTTTACACGATTCGAGGGAGGACCCCACATCAGCCCTTCCACTCCTCGAGGAAGAGTGCAACTTATGCGCAAGGAAAACTTGAGCCTTATCGATCTATTCGTGAAATTACTCCCATAGGAAGCGCTCCTTGCACCTGCATTGCTGTGGCGGCAGAGGACGGGTTGTTCCTTACACGAGACGTGGTGGTAACGCATAACAGCAAGATCATTCTCGACCTCATCCGCCTGCGCAAGCACCAAAAAGAATTGAGCAGTGCCCTTATTGCGGTGCCGTACTTAATCAACCTTGAGTCTTGGCAAAACCAGTTGACCACGCACGCCCCCGACCTTTCCTTCACCGTGCTAGAGGGCAGCAAAGGCAAGCGGCAAGAGTTGTTGGAAGAAGCTCCCACCGATGTCTACCTAATCAACTACGCAGGGCTTCCCGTCTACATGGCCCAAGCAACGCGGAAGACGAAGAAGGGAAACACGAAAAGGGCTATGGTGTACGAGGATGCAGAAGCGTTCAGTGAGCGCTTCAGCTTTCTAGCCCTTGATGAGTGCCACATCGGCCTCAGCAGCGTGAAGTCTCTACAGTACCAACTCACCCGCATGCTCAGTTGGCGTGCGGAGTGCTGCTACGGCACGACAGGGACCCCGATGGGAAGGGACCCTGAAAAGTTCTGGCCCCAGATGCACGTCATCGACATGGGTGAGACGCTAGGAAGTTCCCTTGCAATGTTCCACGCAGCATTCTTCAAGGAGAAGGAAAACCGCTGGGCCTACTCCGGATTCGAATACGTCTTCGACAACAGGAAGAAGCTGCATCTGCACCAAACCCTGCGCCACCGCAGCCTGCGCTACACGGACGTAGAAATTTCGGACATGCCCGCTGTCACCTACGTCCGCCTGCCCGCGCACATGACCGCAGCACAGGTGAAACGCAATGAGGAGATCATCAAGCAAGCAAGAGAGGCAGCGCTAGCGGGAGAGCCGCCCACCGCGCCCTTCATCCGTCAACGGCAGACGGCAGCAGGGTTCATTGCGGTGAAGGGTGAGGATGATGTTCGCCTTGAGGTCGCGTTTCATCCCAACCCAAAGATCAACGTGCTGGAACAGTTTCTTGGGGAACTGGACGAGAAGGAGAAGCTCGTCATCTTTCATTCCTTCATATATAGCGGTGAACTGATCCGTGAACTGTTGAACAAGCTGAAGATCACTCACAGTGGGGTAGGTCACGGCTACAAGGAACCTGCGCTTCAATTGCGCCGATTCATCGCGGACCCTGCGGTGAGGGTGTTCGTGGCGAACTGTGGGGCAGGGGGCACGGGGGTGGATGGCTTGCAAAAGGTCTGCCGCTACGCGCTCTTCTATGAAAGCCCCGTCGGCCCCTCCCAACGCAAGCAAGCGGAAAAGAGGCTGCACAGGGAAGGCCAACGGGGCACCGTACATATTTACGACATCGTGGCACAAGGCACCCGCATCGATCAACGGGTGCTCGATAGCATTGCGGAGGGGAAAGACCTTTTCGAAAGCATCGTCAATGGTAAGGAACGAATTGAGTAGAGCCCTCTATGGTGGTGAACAGCCGTCAGGCAAATGGGAGGACGCTTCCATACGGCACATTCATCACAGCGGTGCCACCACCATAGAGGGCTCA